TAGTTCAACATGCAATGAAAAATAATTACAACACTACCTTTTCAATTTTCCTTGCCAAAAACATTACCGATCTTAGAGACAAAGTTCCAGAGCTATACAACGATGAGCTAGAGTTTGGTGAGCCTGATGATACCGTCGAATAAAATTAATATAAATTTTAAAGCTCTCCCCCATCAAGCAGGGCCGTATAAAGACTCAATAACCCAAGAAATATTTTTTGCGGCTGGCTTGGGCGCGGGCAAAACAAGAACACTTTGCGAAAAAATATTGTCTCTATCATGGTTAAACCGAGGGTTTCAGGGCGGGGTTTTAGCACCGTCCTTCCCTGACTATTATAAAGATATTGAGCCGTGCTTGCTAGATGAGGTGTTCCCATCTCACGGGCTTAGAGAAAACAGACATTGGTTCTACACAAGAGATAGGTCTAGACTTAGCTTTCGCTTCTCGTGGAATATGAAAAGGGTTTATATTTTTTCAGCGGAAAAGGCAATTGCAGGCCCAAACTTAGCATGGGGATTAATAAACGAGCCGTCACTAATACCCTACAAAAGAATAAGAGAGATGATTAACAGAGTGAGGGTAAAGGCACCTAATAGGCAAATTGGAATGTTTGGAACTCCGGAGGATAGACATCTTTGGCTTGATGAATACCTTGAGTCTCGCAATAAAATGAACGAAACAAGGAATGATTTTTTTAAGCTATATCAGGGCAACACCAGAGACAACGTACATTTAAACAAAGAATATTATGAGACATTAAAATCAACTTACGACTCAAAGGCACAACAAGTTTTTCTTGAAGGCAAAATAGTTAGGATTAATAGTGAATCTTTTTACTATGCTTTTTCGAGGGAGAAGATTGTTAGCGAGTTAGCGGAAAGAAAAAATGACCTTATCGTTTATGCCAACATGGATTTTAACGTAGGAAGAATGACCGCGACATTTGCAAATAAGCTTGGCGAACATACCCATTACTTTGACAGCGCCGAGCTGCTCGGAAACTCCGACACTAGGCAGATGGGCGAGTATATAAAAACTAGATATGGGGTGAACGTTATCATCACCATGGATGCCTCAGGAAAAAATAGAAAGACATCTGGCGCGTCTGATTACCAGCTTCTTATAGAGTGTGGATTTCCAAAAGAAAACATTAGATTTAAATCACAAAACCCAAGATTCAGAGAAAGGCAACTTCTTGTTAACGGAAGAATGGACAACGGGAAAATTTTAATTCATCCTAGATGCAAGGTTTTAATAAATGACCTTGAAAGAGTTGAGCAAAACAAACTAACATTTGAGAAGATAAAAGACAAAGACGGAAAACTGACTCACGCCTCAGACACAATGGATTACTTTGAGGATTATGAGTTTACTATTTATGTGGGAAGGCAGTCAAAAACAATTCAACTATAGGAATAAATCATGGCGTTAAAAGATAAGCGAAAAGAAATTGTAGAGTATGTGGAAAAACATCAAGCATTTATTGCTACAAATCATGAGGCGTATGAAATTTATAATGGCAGTTTAAAAAAGTTTGTTGAAAAGATTTTGACCGAAACTTTGTCAGAGCAATACTTACAACCAGCAAAAAGCAGAATGGTATTGATTAACATTCTTGAGCGTTACGTTGATAAGGTTTCTTGCGCCTATGAGAATCCGCCAATGCGAAAATGTGCGCCGGGGTTCGAGCAATACCAAGAAGTGATCGATTACTACATTAAAGTATTTAACATGAACGTGAAAGGTCAGGTCGCAGAAAAATATTCTCATCTTATGAAAGGCTATGCATGGGAGCCGTTCATTGATAGCACTAAAGAACCGGGCGAGCCAAAGCTAAGAGTTATTCCTTTCGACAGATTCCTGCCGTACTCAGATAATCAATTAGACCCAAGCGAAGAAACATTATTTATTTCTTTTATGGGCACGCGCAAAAGTATTAATGGAAAAAATCAAAGACTATTTTACACCTACACTAAAGATGAGTTTGACGCGTTTACAGAAGACGGTGAAAGTTACTTGCCAGCGCTAGAAGAAAATCAAGGCGTGAATCCTTACGGTGTTATTCCTCAAACCTATGGCAGACGCTCAGAGAATGAATTGCTACCATTTCAAGACACCGATATTTTATCAATTGCCAAGCTAATTCCTGTGTTTCTAAGTGATCTCTCGATGGCCTTCATGTACCAGTGCTTTACCATAATTTTTGGGATCGATATTGATTTAGAGAATGCAAAGCTTTCGCCCAACGCTCTATGGTCTATCAAGTCAGACCAGAACTCAGACAAACCAGCATCGATTGGAACGATTAAACCAGAGGCGGATACTGATAAAGGCATGGCGTTTATTCTTAACGTGTTTGTATTTTGGCTAGAAACAAAAGGCATTCGCGTTGGCTCAGTTGGTAAAATGGACGCGGGAAATGTTGCATCAGGCGTGTCTAAATTGATCGACGAGATGGACGTTTATAAAGTCGTTAAAGAATCAATCCAGTGGTTCCAAAAAGACGAAGAGGAATTCTGGCAGAAGATGATTCCAATTCATAACAATTGGGTTGAAACAAAGCAAATTGAAGGGCTAAATAAATTACCAGAAGATTTAGAAGTCATCATTACATTTCCAGAACCGCAACCAAAGCGTGCCAAAAAAGATATTATTGAAGAGAAAAAACTTGAGGTTGAAGCTGGGTTTAAGTCTAAGAAAAAAGCGATTCAAGAACTTAATCCTGATTACACAGAAGAGGAATTACAGGCGGAGCTAGATGCAATTGGCGACAATAGCACTGAGCAAGTTGACACCGAGCAACCAGAGAAAAATAATTCAAGTGAAAGCGAAAGTGAAAGCGAAAGCGAAAGCGACACCCAAAATCAAAAAGATGTTGCCGATCAAGTAGGAGTTAATGCCATGGATGTTAGAAAAGAAACTCTAAACGGTGCGCAAGTTACTGCCATGGTCGAAGTTGTTCTTAACTACAAACAAGGCAACATCGACGCTGACTCTGCAAAAGAAATTCTTGTGAGCGCGTTTAATATTTTACCAGAGGATGCGGCTAGAATCGTTGGCAAGCAAACAACTGTTAACCCGTTAGAGCAAAAACAGCAACCAATACAAACGGAAATTCCGGCAATTAAATAATGGGAAAATTCAAAAGTTATTTTGAGGTCGATTTACCCCGTGAATACAAGCCCGATGAGCGCAAGGCCATCGCGGCTGAGATAATTGATTTTGTTATTAGTAGAACAGAGGCGGGCAAGGACAAAGACAATATTAGTTTTGCTAAATATTCTAAGGCATACGCAAAAGAGAAAGGGCAAAAAAATGTCGATTTAACATTCTCAGGCGAGATGTTAAGTGAGATTTCTTTGCTATTAGAAAAGTCCGGTAAGCTTAGAATAGGCATTGATCCCGGAAGTGACATAGTCGGGCGCGTACAAGGGAATGTATTGGGCACATACGGAAACGCAGAGCCAGTTACCAAAGGAAGAGATTTTTTAGGCATCACGCAAAAAGATCTTGATGGAATTCTTGCCAACTATCCACTTGATGACAAAGAAGAGCGAGAAGATAGAATCACTAACCTTGTTGCTTCAGAACTTGTATCTAGAAATATTATATCCAAAGTTAAAATTGATGTGAAAAAATACGAAGACGATGAGTAAAAATACGGACAAAATAAAAGAAAAAATTAGAAGACTTGAGCGAATCAAGGTTGATTATATTACATCATCTGATTTTGCCGCCATTGCTGATAGAGCTTTGGTTAATTTTATCAAAAGAGTTAAGCGCGGATTGATGCCGGACTTATCTGCGATTCCAGGGTTCACATCTGAATCATATGTTAAAAGAAGAAAACAATTTTCATTTCAACTAGGTGAACTAGGCAAACCAAATAAGTCAAACGCAACTGCGACAGGGCAAATGCTTGAAGCAATGGCCAAGGAAATTACTGCGACAGGATTTAAATTAATAGTTCAATCGACGGGAAGGGTTGGTGAGCTTGGCGATGGCAAATCAAGACACACTAACAAAAGAATAGCCGAGTATTATTCTATGAAAAGAGAGATTTTTGAGTTTTCAAAACCTGAACTTGAGCGGATGATTAGAGAAGTTAAAAGAGATTTATTAAAATTAATTAGAGAAGCAACTAAGGGTTCTTGACAACCCATAATTTTATACGGAGGATTAGATGAGTGACCAAGTAACGGGCGGCGGTGCCGACCCTAAACCTATCGTCGGTGACGAGTCAGGGAAAAAGGACACAGCTTTCGAAGCGGTGAAAGCCGAAAAGAGAGCACTGGCAGAAGAAAACGCTAAAATTAAAGCTCAATTAGAAAAGATTGAGAATGAAAAGCGACTCAAGGACGAGGAAGCACAAAAAGCTCGAGGAGAATATAAAACTCTTTGGGAAACAAGTGAAGCTGACAAGAAAGCACTAGCGGAAAAACTGCAAGAAAAAGAAGCAAAAGAACTCAACTTAAGAAAGATTGATGTGGTGATGAAAGAGATTGGCTCTCCATTACTTAAACCGGAATACTGGAATTTAGTAAACTTAGAAAGAATTCCATTTGATCCGGCGACAAACGACATCGATTTAAACATAGCCAGGCAAGAGGCTTCGGATTTTGTAAAAAAATATCCAGAGCTGATTAAAGGCAAAGTGACAAAGCTACCCGGTGAGGCTCCAAGTGTTAGCGCAGGCGGCATAACAAAAGCAGAATGGGCAAAGCTAGGGTCATCGAAAGAAATGAAAGCACGATTAAAAGACGTGATTAAATAAATTAACAATGAGGTTTTAAATGACAGCTACTTTAGTACAAGATTTAGAAGCACAAGCACAAGACTTTTGGGCGCCAGTTATCGGTATGCAATTAAGAGAAGAAATCTTATTGCCAGGTTTAGTTTCAAAAGAATACGAGGGCGAAATTAAACAATACGGTGACACGGTTAAGGTTTCAATTATTCAGAATCTTAGCGGGAGTATTTCAACTGTAGGAACTGACCACGAGACTTACAAGCCAGAAAAATTGAACATGTCTCAAGTTGAAATTAAAGCTAACAAAGTTATCGAAGCTTCAATCGAAATTGACAGCTTAGTTTCTCTACAAACTCAATTAGGTACTCCACAAGGCGCATCAGTTATTAGAGATGCATTAATGTTTGCCATCAATAAAAGATTGAATGAGTTTTGCTATAGCTTAGTTGCTCCAAGCACATCTGCTCCAGACCATAGTGTTGCGGCCGTTGCTACAATGAACAAGGCGGCTATTCTTGCTAACAGACTTTTAGCTTCTAATGCTAAATGGGGAATGGATAAAGAGTGGATCGGTTTACTAGGCCCGGCATATTGGAACAACGTTCTTGATGAGCAAACTTTCACTAGCTCTGACTATGTTGGTTCTGATTTATTAATTCCTGGCAACAAGAACAAAGCAGTTAAACGTTTAGGTTTTTCTTTGTTTGAAGATAACTCAGACGCATCATCTGTTATTGGCGGAACATCTGGCAGAAATGCTTTATTTTTCCACCCTGATTGGTTAGTCTTTGTTATGCAACAAGGGATGACAATTAAGTTATCTGACCTACATGCTGTTAAGAAACGTGGATATTTATTATCTGCAGAAATCTTAGTTGGCGGTGGATTAAATAACGAAGGATCTTTGAAACATATTGTTAACTACCAAGCTTAATTTAAAAAAGGATAAAACAGATGAAAAAATTATTTAGTTTATTTATGGCAATGTTTTTCGTGGTTACTGCTAACGCGGCAACTTTGAAAGGCGCTCAAGACATCGGGAATGTTTTCGGGAATGCACGTGAAGTTGTTAGAGTTATCTACGACTTTGCAAAAGATGGCGGTGCTACGGGTGACTACACTATGCTCACGGCTAAGGACACCTGTCTAGTGCGCATGATTGGTTCTAAAACAATTACTGCCGGTGTAGGTTCTGGCGCAACTTTTGACGTAGGTGTTGGAACAACTGGGCAAGAATTTGAAGCGGCTGGATTAGTT